CGCAATGCCGAACAGGCTATTTTAGAGAGATACTCTCAAGAAATAAAAGAAGAAATGGAGAACCTAATCGAGCAAGATTTAGGTTTAGGCGGCGGTGATGCTGGTGGTGGACTAGGCGGCGGTCTAGACATGGGTATGGGTGGTGAAGCCAAGCCACAGGTAGACTTCGAAGGTGCTAAGGCTGATGATGACCAAGTACCAGACCAACTAGAGTATGCCGCTTTTGATGGCATGACTATTGGTGAGACAAAGTACCCAGAGCAAGGTGACTTAATTGAGATTAACTTAGACTCACTATCAGAGTACGAGCTAAATCCAGAAGCTGGTCCAACTACTCGTAATCTTTCAGAGTCAATTGAAATTGATGATTCACTCCTAGCAGAAATGCTCGATGAGGAGACGGATATGTTGATTAATCCTAAAACTAAAACTAAAAAAGAAAGCACCTGTAGTGAAGTTCATGCTGGTATGACTCACGAAGCTTACTTAGCAGAGCTAGATGATGTAAATGAGGCTCATTGTACAGCCGATCATAGAAAGAAGAAAAAGACAAAGAAAGAAGCAATGGCGGGTGGAAAGTTCCATTATGAAGAATCCCTAGAGCTAGATGAAGAGACTCTAGAAGAGATGATTAAGGTTGATTACAGATCAGTTAAAGAAGGTAATCCCTTTGGAACAACTCAGGAAAGAGATGAAATGAATCTCATTCTAGCAGATTTAAAAGCTCAATGCGAAGAGCTAAACATGAAGAACGAATCACTCAGTAACGAGAACAAGAAAGTTCTAAAAGAAAGTGCTGAGTACAAAAAGAACTTTGAGTCCGCTGAAGCAACAGCCAGCGACTTAAACAACAAATATGCATCATTATTAGAGAAAGTCAAAGAACTCAAAGGAGCCTTTGAAGAGTCTCAACTAATGAATGCTAAATTGGTTTACACCAACAAAGTTTTATCCGATGAAAAACTAAATGTTCGTCAGAAAAATAAGATTGCCGAATCCATCGAAAATACTGATAGTGTAAACGAAGCTAAGATTGTGTACGAAACTCTCGTAAACACAGTGGAGAGTGCCTCCAAGAGAGGACCAGAATCGCTGAGTGAGGCAGTTACACGACGCAAGCATCCCCTTTTCGTAAAGGGGAATCAAACAGAGGCTAAACCCTCTGACGACTTTGCTAGCCGTATGAAAAAGCTAGCAGGGCTTGACTTGTAATTAATAAAGGAGGATAAACAATGTCAACTATCGTAGAAAGTTTAACAAAAGACATCGTTGCTCGTGACCTCTCAGCCGAAGGTGCTGCTCTTCTCAACAAGTGGGAGAAGACTGGTCTTCTAGAAGGTCTAGATAACGAAAGAACTAAGAACAGCATGGCTGTACTCTTAGAAAACCAAGCAAAGGAGCTTCTCCGTGAGGCTTCATCCATGGCTGCTGGTGATGTTGAGGGCTTCGCTGCCGTCGCATTCCCAATCGTTCGCCGTGTATTCGGTGGTCTCATCGCTAACGAGCTAGTCTCAGTTCAGCCAATGAGCCTACCATCAGGTCTAATCTTCTTCTTAGATTTTACCTACTCCAACTCCCGTGCCGGTATTGATGCGAATGATTCTGTGTACGGCGGTGGAGTTACAGGTTCAGGCATCCAGACTGGTGTAACCGACATTACAGAAGAAGGTGGCGGATTTTACAACTTACAGAATGGTTATGCCTCACCAACAGGTGCTTTGGCTACTCCAGAGGTTACCACTGCTACCCCTACTACCATGACCGACAATACAGTTTCTGATGAAGTTGGTGCTTCTGGTAGTGAAACTGCTCTAACAACCACTGGTACTGCTGTATCTGCTTTAAGTGATGCTCAGAAGAAGGCAATTCGTTACGATGCCGACATTCTCGCTGGTACTCAAACAGATTTAGTTGGTGTCATTGTTGTCAAATTATCTGAAGCAAACATGAACCAGATCAATTTAGATAACTTAACCAGTGCTGAAATCTTCAACGGTGCTAACCCAGATGCACTTGGTGGTGCAACCGTCGTTCGTCGTTTGTCCGAGAGAGGATTCCGCAACACTGATGGTAATCTTGTATCTTCATCAATTTCTGATGGTTATGTTTCTCTCTATGTTACTGCACCAACAGGAACAACAATTGAAATTGCAGGTTCCGATCCCGTCTTCAAGTTTAGCAGAAATGACAGATTTGAGGCAGGCGATGGCATTGGTTCCGTTCGTGGTCTCGCACCATGGGGACTTGAAGGTTCTGACGATGATGGTGGTAACTTTAACGGTAATAATGTCGACATTATGCCAGAGATTGACATCAAGGTTGAGTCAATCGCTGTTACAGCCAACACTAAGAAGCTTAAGGCTAAGTGGTCCCCAGAGCTAGCTCAAGATCTCAATGCTTACCACAACCTCGATGCCGAGGTTGAGCTTACAAGCATTCTTTCTGAGCAGGTTGCTCTAGAGATCGATCAAGAGATCTTAAACGACCTAGTTAGAGGTGCTACTGCTGGTACAAAATACTGGAGCCGTCGTCCCGGTAAATTTGTTAACCGTGACACAGGTGCTCAGGTTGGTGCTACAACTGCTGCTCCTGACTTCACAGGTACCGTTTCTGAGTGGTATGAGACACTAGCCGAGACCATCAATGATGTCTCAGCTAACATCCACAGAAAGACACTTCGTGGTGGTGCTAACTTCGTAGTTTGCTCCCCAGAAATTGCCAACCTACTTGAGTTCACTGCTGGTTTCCGTGCTACCGTAAACCATGAGGAGCTAAAGGGTGGTCAGATTGGTGCCGTTAAGGTAGGTGCTCTCAGCAAGAAGTTTGATGTTTATGTCGATCCATACTTCCCACGCAATGTCGTGCTAGTTGGTCGTCGTGGCAACAGCTTCCTAGAGAGTGGCTATGTCTATGCTCCATATGTCCCACTACAGGTCACACCAACCATTTTCGGTGTCGAGGACTTCGTACCCCGTAAGGGCGTCATGACTCGCTACGCCAAGAAGATGGTTCGTCCAGACATGTACGGACTAGTTGTTTGCCAAGATCTAATTGGTTAATAACTTAGTGTAGCTAAAATTAGGTTCCTCGTTGGGTTTTTGACTCAGCGGGGAATCTTCTTTTTGGGCAGACTATTTATTAATGTATAAAGCCTAAAGGCGATTATTAATAAGGAGAAAACAAATCATGGCTAAGAATGGTTTTTCAATGTCAAACAGAGTTGCTACTGAGGAATTAGAAGCAGCTAAAACACTAACAGTAGAGGATTGCGGCAAGGTCTTTACACTAGCAAAAAATGATGGCTTTACGGTCACCTTGCCCGACCCCACCATCGCAGAAGCAGGTTGGAACTGCAAGTTTATTGTTGATACAGCGATTAGTTCAAATGAATACATTATTTCATCTTCAGCAACAACTGACCTTATGAGAGGTGGTGTATCAGTACTCAACGGGGGCGCCGACTCGGGTGATGTTGAGGACACAGCTTTCTTTGCTCCTAATGGAACAGACCATACAGCAATCAAGTTCAATGGTACTACCAAAGGCGGCGCAGGCGGCGATATGGTTGAACTAACAGTATTATCTGGACAATATCACATAAGTGGTATACTTCACGGCAGTGGTACCTTAGTGACACCATTTGGTTAATGTGTAGGAAACATTATTTAATTTATAGGAAATAATTATGGAAAAGATAAAAAAAGTAGTAAAAGCAAGTGCTCCAAAAGCAACAAAAGCAGTTAAGAAGGTTAGTGTAGAACAGTGGCTTAAAGCATACATAAAACACAAGACCTCTCCTAGAGAAAATGGCGCAAAGGGAAAGGCGGCAGAAGAGCTAGCCAAACTTGAAGCAGCACTTCTCAAACAACTATAATCCTAATAGCCAAAGCTTTATACAAGACCTCCCAGTGAAAACTGGGAGGTCTTCTTCTATGGAACTATTTAATAATGTAGGAGAACGACTTAAATGGCTCAACCAACTTTAACACCGGCTAGTTCAACACCAACTAATATTTTACCGTCCGCTTCACTAGCGGATACAGCTTTTACATTTAATTACCCATTTGGAATATATAACTCAGGTGGTCCACTAGAGTCAGTGTATTTCGCTTCAGGAGCATCTGACCAAGTAGCATTTACTTATAAAAGATTAGGTGGTGATGTTTTAGATATTGAGTTAACTGACGGGAATGTATTTGCAGCTTACGAGGAAGCCGTTTTAGAGTACTCCTACATTATTAATCTACATCAAGCTAAAAATGCCTTGTCGAATGTTCTAGGCTCTGCAACAGCTAGTTTTGACCATAATGGCAATCCTATCGCTGGAGATGCTCAAAATCTACAAGCAGAACTTAAATACCCTAAATTTAAACTAACTTATCCAGTTAGAGTGGCTAAGGGATTAGCCAAACATGCCGGCACAAACGGAGATGTTCGTTACTACTCAGCTAGTTTTGTTCCTAGTCCAGATGTGCAAGATTATGATTTACAATCTATTATTTCATCAAGTTACCCAGATGTTATAACTGACAACCAAAGAGCAACAATTACAAATGTTTGGTATAAAACTCCACTTACAATGTGGAGATTCTTTGCTTACTATGGTGCTCTTAATGTTATTGGTAACTTGTCAACTTATGGACAATACTCTGACGATTCAACATTTGAAGTAGTTCCAACTTGGCAAAATAAAGCTCAAGCTATGGCATATGAAGATTCTGTTTATACAAGAGTAAGTCACTTTTCTTTTGAATTAATAGACAATAGATTAAGGTTATTTCCCCTTCCAGTTTCAGGTTCAATACCTGATAGGTTTTGGTTTAGGTTTTATGTTGACGGTGGAGCCTATGATGAAGATTCGACTAGAAAGGATGGTATGGAAGGTGTAAATAACATGAACACTTTACCATTTAATAATATTTCATATACTAGTATTAACTCTATTGGTAAGCAGTGGATTCGTCGTTATGCCCTTGCTTTATCAAAAGAGATGCTAGGACAGATCAGAGGTAAGTTTGGTGGTTCAGTACCAATCCCAGGTGACAGTGTAAGCTTAAACTCAGGAGATCTATTAAGTCAGGCATCAGCAGAGAAAGATGCTTTAAAAACAGAGCTTAATGGCATCTTAGATCAGCTAACTTATGTTGAATTATCTAAAAAGGATGCCGAGTTAGTTAAGACAAACGACGAAATTTTTGCCAAGGTTCCAATGCCTATTTTCCAAGGATAAATAAATGCCAGATCCAAAAGACAAATGGTCACAACCCGCAGCCCCACCCGGTCCAGTCTTCTTTAATAAGAAGGAGAGAGACTTCGTTAAACAAGTAACTGATGAAGTTACAGATCGAGTTGTAGCCCAGCCGGTTGCTTATTATCCTCTAAGCATTGAGAACTCAAACTATCATCCGCTTTACGGTGAGGCAATCGAGAAAACATTCCTACCGCCCATTAGAGTTTATGCTCTTGTAACATTTGAGGGAATCTTGACAGAGACCTCAGACTTTGGTGTAGATAAAAAAGCAACTATTAATGTAAAGTTTCATAAAAGAAGATTAGGTGAAGATCAAAATGTTTTTGTAAGAGAGGGTGACTTTGTTCTTTACGGTGACATCTTCTATGAGATCACAGAGTTAAATGAACCAAAGCAGTTATTTGGACAGATTGATTTTCGTTACGAGATCGAAGCCAAGTGTGTAAGGGCAAGAAAGGGGAAGTTTAATGCCGAATAAATCTACAAAACAAAAAACACTTAGCCCATCAACTTTAGAGACAGTTGATTTTGCTCTTTACAATTGGCTAAATGAAAAGCTAGACATCTACACAGATTCTAATGAAGGTCGTAGAAAGGTTCCAATCATTTGGATCACCGCAGAGAGAGCTTTCCAAGTAAAAGACAATAAAGAGCTAAGAGAGATTGATTCACAGGCAATCATTTACCCCGCTATGGTTGTAGAAAGAACTTCAGTTTCAAAGACTAATGCGAACGAGAGAGTAATTCCAGGCAACATCTTTGCTCAGATGGATAGAAAAAGAGGAGCTTTTCCTCTTTACAGAAGAGTTGTGAAGGATAAAACACAAAACTTCCAAAATGCAGAAGCTAAAAGATACACAAAACAAACACAGGATACTTTTAAGCTTCCATTTGAATCAAGTGCTGTCGTTTATGAGACACTTTACACTGGTTATCCAGTGTTTTTAAACATGAACTACACAATCAAAATCAGAACTGATTACATTCAACAATTAAATGAAGTACTGCTACCTTTCCAAAGATTCACAGGTGGGATCAATCAGTTTTTGGTAGAGTATGAAAACCACAAATTTGAAGCTTTTATTGAGGATGATTACTCAATTACCAGTAATGCTTCAAACTTGGGTGGAGAAGAAAAGAAATTTGATTCGCAAATTAAAATAAAAGTTTTAGGATATATTACTGCTGATGGAATAAATCAAGATACTCCTTTTGTTGCAAGTCGAGAATCAGCCGCAAAGATTAGATTCACTAGAGAAAGATCCTCACTTCAAGAGAAAAACCCAAACAACGATGATGGTTTCTTTAGACAATAAGCATTTTGGCTTTCCAAAAACTATTTACAATAGACTATTTGTGCAGGGAGTTTTAACACATGGCAGTTTCAGCAAAAAACTTTAGATTTATTTCACCCGGTATTCGAATCGAGGAAATCGATCGTTCCCAAATTCCAGCAGATGAACCAGCAATTGGTGCTTGTGTAATTGGTAGAGCGAGAAGAGGTCCCGCGTTTACCCCGGTTGAGGTGAGAAGCTTTTCAGACTTTGTTTCAACCTTTGGGGAGCCCGTCGACGGCGGCGCCGGCGGTGATGTTTGGAGAGAGGGGAATTACACTTCTCCAATGTATGCAACTTATGCGGCTCAGTCTTGGTTAAGAAACGGTGAGGCTTTAACATTTGTTAGAACTTTGGGTGTTGAATCTGATGATAAACAAACTGGCGGTGAAGCTGGCTGGAAAGTTGGTAATATCGCTGATGATGTAGGACCCGGTGGTCGAGGCGGTGCTTATGGCTTAATGGTATGGACATCTGGATCTAGTGCGACAATATCAGGCTCTCTTGCCGCTATATGGTATTTATCCACCGGATCTATAGAGCTTACAGGCACATTGGCACATGATGGCACTGTCATTGCTGATCAAACCTCCGCAGTTTTTGAGAGCGACACTAGTGGTAAATTTAATGTTAGGTTTAACGGGACTGGCGACAGTGACAGCCCGCTGCCAACTGCTCAATTGGAATTTAGTCTTCAAAAGGGCAATAGTAATTTTATTAGAAAAGTCTTTAATACAGATCCGACTCTAATTGGTAGGGGATCTGCTCACAATCCGGTTGGATACTTCTTAGGTGAAACATTTGAAAATAGTTTAACTGGATCAATGAATGTTAATACTGCTGGCTCAATGTTTGGTATGATTGTTGGTTTGGGTGCCGCTAGCAAAGGCGGCTCAGATTTTAGAAAAGGTGCTTTAGATCAAGATGCATCAGTTCCCAAGTCTGGCTGGATTCTTAGTCAAGATCTTTCAAATGACACAGCTTCTTTTAGCAAGGATATGACAGCTAATATTAATTCTGGAAGAGTTGAAAAGCTTTTTAGACTTGTTGGATTGAATGATGGACAGTGGATTCAAGAGAATCTTAAAGTAAGCATTGAAAACATTAGACCACCTGTTTTATCCGATGTAGATCCTTATTACAGATTTAATGTTGTTTTAAGAGAACTTAGAGACAATGATACTAGTAAGAAAGTGGTTGAATCATTTTTAGACTGTACATTAAATAAAAATTCTGATGATTACCTATTAAGAAAAATTGGTACAAAATATGTCGAATACGACGAATCTACAAATAGAAACATTGAGAAGGGTGAATATGAAAATCAATCAAAATATTGTAGAGTAGAGGTTAATGCTAAATACACCAACGGTTTTACATCTGATTTAGTTCCTTACGGTGTTACTGGACCCACAAGGTATAAACCTGTCGCTTTTGCTGCCGGTGTAAGTGGATCTTTAAGCACCCCAGATGGCGGCGCCGATTTTGTACTGATTGGTAATGAGATGCCGGCAAACGGACAAGCTAATGCTACCGTCAGAAATCAAGCTTCGGCTAGCCTTGTTTGTATCTTCCCAGCCCCAGTGACAAGAAGTCAGGCAAGTTTAGCAACTGTTGGTGCTTTTAGACAAGCCAACTTTGGTGTCTCCGTTCGCGACGATAGTTCAAATCTAGTTAGAGAGGATGTTGTTGACATTAGCAGAATTAGACCAAAAGATGTTCTTGGCTACCAGTCAAGCAGCTTCTTAGATTTTTCTTTTATTACAACATTAGATAATGTTAAGTACAATGGAGCAAGCAGTGCAATTGCCGGCACCTCATCTATTTTGGTTTATGCCGATGATGCACGACAAACCGGTGCTTCATTATCAGCGAAGGGCGGTGTCGATGAGGTGTTAGAGCAAGCAACGGGTGCACCCGGTCTAACAACACTATTCTTCGGTGGTACTGATGGCTTTGATATCACAAAGTCAGACCCATTAGCCCCCGGTTTAGTAACACCAAGTAATAAAGAAACTAGTTCAGAGTACTTTACTTTCGAAAGAGCAATCAACACTGTAAAGAATCCAGAAGAGGTTTCATACAATGTTATTGCTGTGCCCGGTATGACAAACACATCTTTGGTTACAAAGCTAGTTGATAACACTGCCGAGAGAGCAGATGCTCTTGCTGTTGTAGAGTATGTTGGTGGGTATGTTCCACCCGCAGATTACCAATACACAAGCAATAGTGAGACAAATGGTAATGTGAGCACATACATTACTAACAGAAAATCAGTAGCTACAAATTCAAGTTATGCTGCAACTTACTTTCCATGGGTAAAAATTCGTGATAATATTAACAGTGTTGATCTTTGGGTACCACCAACTGTGGCGGCGCTAGGTGCAATGTCCTACACAGACCGTGTACAAGCTCCATGGTTCGCTCCTGCTGGCTTTAACCGCGGTGGGCTATCCTCTGGTGTGTCTGGACTCCCAGTCGTCTCTACAGCCCTTAAACTCTTCAAGGACGACAGAGATGATCTCTATGAGGCTGGTATTAACCCAATCGCTACATTCCCAAATGAGGGTGTTGTCATCTTCGGTCAAAAAACCTTGCAAGTTGAGCGATCTGCTTTAGATAGAATTAATGTTCGCAGGCTTCTAGTATTCCTCAAGAGAGGCATTTCTAGAATCTCTAACGGTGTTCTATTTGAGCCAAATGTGCCAGACACCTGGAACAACTTCAAGAATCAGGCTATCCCATTCTTGAACGATGTTAAGACTCGCTTTGGTTTAACCGACTACAAGTTGGTTCTAGATGAAACCACAACAACACCTGACTTGATTGACCAAAACATCTTGTATGCCAAGTTGTTCATCAAGCCAGCAAGAGCAATTGAATACATTGCTTTGGACTTCATCATCACCAACACTGGAGCATCATTTGATGATTAATTTAAAGAGAAACTATTTAGGTTTAGGAGACAAGAAATAAATGGCTACAGCAATTCCAGTATGGGCTAACCCACTAACAGAACCAAAAAGAAAATTTAAATTTATTTTAAACTTGGCAGGTATCCCAGCCTATGTTGTTAAGACAACTGACAGACCCTCTGTTACAGTTGGTGAGGCACAACATGAATTTTTAGTTCACAACTTTTACTTTCCAGGTCGTGTAACTTGGAATGAGATCAGTATTTCCTTAGTAGATCCAATCGATCCCGATGTCTCCAAAAGATTGTTGGATCTAGTAAGAAATGCCGGCTATGTTTACCCAAGTGACTTTAGTGGCTCACCATCAGATCCAAATTACCTAAGAAAGTCTTTAGGTAAATCAAACTTTATTGATCAACTAGGTCAGGTTACAATTGATACTCTCAACACCGCTGGTGAAACAATTGAGACTTGGAGACTCAACAATGTTTGGGTTAAGTCAGTAACTTACAACCAGATGAGCTACAGTGATGAAGGCTTAATCGAGCTACAGCTACAGATTAGATACGACTGGGCTGAGTTAGAATCCTTCAGTACCACTGAATAATTTAGTTTTTAACTAATTATTTTAATGAGTAATTCAAAGCAATCATACGGTAGCAGTATTTTATCCAAGAATCAAAGATATTCTTCTTTGTATAATGGACAAAATCCAATAAAACAAGATAGTATGTTTGTTGCAGCACAGCAGCAGCATCGCTTTTACTTACTAATTGATGATATTCCAGCAGCTTATATTACTCAAGTCGATAGACCATCCTATACAATTCAAACACAAGAGCAGCTTTTGTTAGATCATGTTGTTCGTTACCCAATCAGAGTGAAATGGGATCCTATCAATTTTACAATTAGAGAGATCTTAGATAACAGTAATGGTACAGTTGGTGCTAATTTAATGAATAAGCTTTTAGCTCAAAGTTATTACTACCCAGACAATGTAAACACAGCAGATGCAGTACAATCATTAGATGCAGTTGGCAACCCACAGTTAGCAGCAAACGAATCAGTTTACGGAACAAAGAATGTCACAAAAGAAAACTTAGTGAGAGCTTTGGGGAATGTAAAAATATTATTGTTAGATCCAGATGGAAACTCAGTTGAGACTTGGGAAATTTTTAATGCAATGATTGTAGGACTAAAATTTAGCTCCTTAACATATAGTGGCGAAGCCTTAACAGATATTGCAGTTAGTGTACAATATGATTGGGCAAAGCTTTCTTTAGGCTAAATAAGAGGAAATAATGACAAGAGACAATTCGGGTCGGACCCAAATACCACCAGAGGTATTTGAGCAGTTCATGAAGCAGCAAGAGCAAAAGGCTATGCAAGCCGCTCAAGCTGCGCCACCACCAGTACAGCCAACAGTAGCAACTGTAAATGTAGCAGCTTACAATGTTCCTACAGACTTTGTTGATCTACCATCTGAAGGCAGATTTTATCCACAAAATCATCCATGGCACAACAAGAAGACAATTGAAGTTAGATTCATGACTACAAAAGAAGAGGACATTATTACCTCTCCATCTTATGTTCAAAGAGGTGTTGTCTTTGATAAATTGATTGAGAGTGTCAGTGTTGACAGAGTAACTTCAAAAACCTTGTTACCGGGTGATAAACTAGCAGTTATCTTAAATTGTAGAAAGAATGCCTATGGCGATGAATATCAATTTAAATCTATTTGTCAAAACTGCTCTGCTGTTTATGATAAAACAATCAAAATTAGCGAAATTAAAAATTTAGATATTGATTTTGAAGCATACAACATTACTGATAGAAACACTTTTGTTGTAGAGACTCCCATATCTAAAGCCACTGTTGAGTTCAAATTGTTTGACTCAGAAGACGAAGAACATATCAATAATCAGATAGAGAATAGAAAAAAGCACAACTTGCCTGAAGATAGTGTTGCAACAACTCACAGAAGACTAATTGTATCAGTAAATGGTGATACTAATCCAAACACAATTAACTCTTTTGTCACCTCTCTGCTTTTGAGAGACTCAAGATATTTGCAAAAATGCTATGTTGCAGTTAAACCAGATGTGGATACAACTTACCAGCACACTTGTCAAGAGTGCGGTCATGATAATCAAGGAGGTGTGCCTCTAGGGGCAGGCTTTTTTTGGGTTGACGACTGATTATATTAACTCTGTCTATGAACAAATGTTTATTATGACTATGAGAACTAACTTTAGATTCTCTGAGTTGTATTCATTTACCGTTGTACTGCGATCTTGGATATTTGATCAAACTATAAAATACTTCAAAAAAGAGAATGAAAAATAATATTTTCAACTAGCTATTTAGTTTAGAGGAAAATCTGTCAATGACTAAGAATGACATTTTAGCTGCATTAGTAGATGTTCGCCGCGGAAGCGATCGAGAGAAAAGGCTCTTAAATGAACTCCGTCAGGTCGATAGTGATGCATATGGAAAATATGTTGCAAAATTAAAATCTACTTCTACAAGCAAATCAGACCTTGCTGCATCGGCTAAAGGTGCAAGAAAATTAAAAGGTGTAGCAGAAGAGCTTGGAAATGCTCTTATAGGCTTGAAAGGTGGACTCAATGATATTGAAGCCGCTGCAAAAGCTGTTTTTGATGACAAGCAATCAAGAATGGCAAGGGGTATTGCAGTTGCTGGTAACCTTCTTAAGAAAAATGTGGATGAAATTGAAAAATATAGAATTCAATTAAATAAGTTAAATGTTGGCGAAAGCAGAGCATATATTTTGTCATTAAGACAGCAACAAGACCGCCTATCCTCATACAACATTGAATTTAGCAACTTGATTAGTGCAACTTTAAGAGTTAGAGACAATTTAAATGAATTGACTTCTAGCACTTTTAAAGATAACCAAGAAGCATTAACAAAGCTTATTGTAGTTAATCAAAAATTTGGAATAGAACAATTTGAAACTATTGATTTATTAAATAATTTAAACAAAGGATTTAATTTAAGTGGAGAGGGAGCAGACAAATTTTCTAGAACTTTATTGAATTTTGCTAGGCAAACCGGACAACCATTTACTAAAGTATTTAATGATTTTAATAGGTCGGTTGATCAATTTTTTGTTACTTTAGATTCTAGTAAGGCACTACAAAGGTTTAGTGTTTTCCAACAAGCAGCTAGAACACTTGGTACAAGTGTCAATGGACTCCTAGGAGTTGTTGATAAGTTTGATACTGTTGAAGGTGGCTTTGAGTTGGGTGGACAAATTAACATGCTTCTTTCAAACTTGGGCGGTACTTTTGATGCCCAACAAGCTATTTTAATGTCTAGACCCGAAAGACTAAGATATTTAGCTGAATCAATTGCTGGTGTTGGTGGCAGAATTAGAGGCATGAGTGAGCTAGGACAAAGAGCTATTATTCGCCAACTTTCACAAACAACAGGGTTTGATGTTGGAACAATTAGAGGATTTATTGATAAGGGCATTGGACCAGAATTAGACAGAATGCTTGAGAAGTCAGATCAAATGACAGCTATGTCCGCAAAAGATCAAAAACAATTAGCTGACGAAAATACGACAAGAGCAGAAAGAAGACAAATAACAAACGATAAACTTATTAACAAACAGACAATAGCAGCAGAAAAAGTAGCTAGTAATTTAGAAGCACTAAATCAGACCTTGCAGCAACAGGGATTACAGAGGCTTGGAACCTTCATGGATAAAATCCAGAAAAACCTTGAAGCTCAACAAAAAGCTTTGATGGATCAGATCAAGCGAGGTGTCACAGTAAAAGTTACAGGTGTTAGTGGTGGTAGAGCAACCTTACCGACAGGTCAATAAGGAAATATATTATGTCTCATAAAAAAATATTTGGAGCGATAAGAAGTCAAGAAAATCAATTCATCTCCCTACAGGAAGATCCAAAGCTTTCTAGTGGTCCTTCAGAGGAAAGAGAACTAAGAATAAAGTATCCTTTTGCTAATGTATTTTTAGAGTTTCCAACGACTGGAGATTCGGCAGTATTTCCAGCTTACTTAAAAGCCTTACAAGACACTTTCACACCTAGCTTTAGCCCAATCTCTGTATTTGGTCGTCAAGATGACATTCCAGTTTACCAATCGACCAAAAGATCAATTTCATTTACATTGGCAATGCCTGCTTTTAATGAGCAACATGCAATTGATATCATGAGAGATATCAATACAATCATAAAAAACTTATACCCAAGTTATGTTCGAACAGAAACAAACAGAACTAGAATCATCAACTCGCCTCCATTGGTTAGAGTTAAGTTCGCAAATCTAATTTGCGATTACACAAATCCCACCAGAGGTCTTTTAGGCTATGTCAATGGCGGCATTAATATTACTCACGGTATTGATACCAATGGCATCTTCATAGTAGAGGACGATGCAGGTGGTACTGTGTATGCTAAGTCTTATGAGTTATCATTTAATTTTAGTGTGCTTCACGAAGAAACTCCTGGTTTTGACCCCGAGACTGGTGGATTTATTGACTCAGAGCAGTTCCCATATGCTTTGCAAGGTGATACTATTCCATTCACTGCACAACAAAGTGATGGTATCGCTGATGTTGCCGATGCAGCAGTAGAACTGGTTACTGATGCCCTTTCCAGTGCAAATGCGATTGGCAATAGAGCTAGAAAAATAGGAAGTTTAATAACAGATTTGGTAAAATAATATGGCTATATCAAGATACAGAAACTCACTACAATTTATAAATGCTACCGAAGGCTATCGAAAGGCATTTAAAAAAAGATACGGCGAAATAGGTATTAGACAATTACCAGTTACATTACTAAAATATCCAAATCAGGTCGAGTATAATGATATAGAAACAACATCTGTTGTTTGGAAAAGAGGTGATAGATTTTACAAATTAGCAAGTGAGTATTATGGCTCACCAGAATTATGGTGGGTAATCGCTTGGTTCAATGGAAAGCCAACTGAACAGCATGTAGAACTTGGAGAAGTAGTACAGGTACCCCTGTTCTTAGATGAAGCATTAAGTATTTTTGGATTATAATATGAGCAACTCTTCTGATTCCTCATTAAATTTGTTTTTCCCACTGTCAAAAGGTGGTCTTAATAAGCAGCAGTTTATATCTGATATATTTGCTCCTCAGATTAATAGAGGTACAAATTTAGCAAATAGATCTGGCATAGCCAAGGTTTTGTACGATGATACTTTTCCTCTTCAATTGTGTAAAAACATGCCAGAAGATGATCATAATATTCTAAAAGTTGTAAGAGAGAAGGGTAAAGAGCACATTGTATCTTTTAACCCAAACCTCTATCAAGAATTTGAAGAATCTTACTCAGCAAACAAAGAAGTTGACCCTGTTGAACAAAAGAAGTATAATGAGTATGTAAAATTTATGACCAAGATTGGCACATCAGAACTTTCTGTCTTGCAGCCTTTCATTAAATTAGTTTACAGATATCGAAAAAACAAAGGAGAGGATTGGAAAGAGTTTGTTATACCATTTCCCTCTTTTACCACTGAAGAAGAATTCATGCCTATTTTAAGCTCTAAGTTTGCAAGAGGTGATGGTTGTGGTATTGAATCAGTCACAACACAAAGAGAATTCCCACAGTTCGGTAACTTCTTAAATGTTAAAGCAAATATAAGTTTTTATTTTCAAAACTTAGGAATCCTAACAAGAGAGCTAAATTTTCCAAACAGAGACTTGCCAACTCCTTTTAGTTTTTTAAAGGTTATGGCTCCTCTTTCTCAAGAGACAGAACAAATAGTATTAGAGTACGGCTACTCATTAAACACAAAGTTTACAGATCCTACAATTATTCCACCTGGAATTCAAGAAGAAATTTTAAGAAGAGAAAGAAAAAGATTTATTTTAAATTATTACAGGCATAATTTTAATATTGAGCAAAATGGTTCTGTAAGACTCACTGTAGATTATACATCAAAACAAGATTTTGATTTATTAAAAGAAACAAGTGATATTTCAATAACTGAAAACATTCCAGAAATTAATGCCCTTTCAACTGAAAACCCACAAATTAAAAAATTTATTCAATCTTATACAGAAAAAAGAAAGAAAAGAAAAGAATTAGAAAAATCAATAAAAGAATCTAGATTAGTGATAAAGAAAAGAAAAGGTGCTGCTAGGATTAGAGGACAGTCTCAGCAGACCAATCAAATTCTAAAATTAGAAAAGAAAGTTAATATAGAAAAGAAACAATTAAAAACATTAAATATTGAAATCAATAGTTTAAAAGACAAGTTATCTTTGTATGTAAAGCCCAACTTCCTTGACAGCATGATATCACACATGGATGTTTTTAAGATAAACTTTGCTACAAAATCAACAGCCTCTAATACAAATAACACTAGAGACTTCTCCATGAAGGCATTTTTAAATTTGGTTGTCAAAGACAGGAATACAAAAGGTGCTTTAAGGGACATTCTTCTATATGAGATCCCAACCAGTTTTTCTGTTGCAGATTTTAAAGATAATATTATTTTAAGTTCTATAGAGGGTGTGAATGCTAAACAAAAAGAGACACTAATAGATAATCTTGCTGGCTCTTCTTTTAATGCTCCAAAGGGTCTTAAGTCAACTTCCGCTGGAGATAAGAAATTTGGAGACATAGTATTCTTTCCAGTTAGAGCTTTAATTGCAGCAGCATATAGACAACTTAATGAAGACGATAGAAAAATTGCACACTTTACCAGCCTAGGAAATATTAATGCTAGATCTCTAGGCAAAGAGTATGTTATAAACATGGGCGATATTTTAGTTGAGTTAACTTATTTTCAAAAATGGTTTTACGAACACTACACCAAGAAAGGTAGATTAATTTTTACTTTAGGTGAGTTTGTTGAAGATGTTGTAAAGAAGCTGGTGCCTTCTATCCTAGAAGACAATACAATAGATACTTTTGGTAAAACAAGAATTGGATCAATCCAAAGAACAAACTATCTAACTGAAATGCAACCTGGATCTCAAACAAGACAATTGTTTAGAGATGTTTATCATACGACAAACAAACTAGCACTCAGGCAGTTATCAGGTAGAGTTAAAAGAACATCAGAAACTAGAACTAGAACAGATGTGAGAACTTTTGTTCACTACTCTTTGGTAAGAAATCCAAGCTCACCAATTGGTAGTGCCTACTTAAAAAGAAAAGTAGCAAATACTAATTTTAGAGAGGACAATGACATTCAGTTTGGCTGCCCACATATTAAGATTGGCGCTGATGAAGGCTTGTTGAAAAATATTAGTTTTAATGCAAACGATTTTGCAGGTATGAGACTTGCATTTTGGTCTGAAAATCTTAGAGATACAGCAACAAACTTATTAAGATATCATTATTCTGCGAATGTTGAAACAATTGGCAACAATGTATTTTTCAAGGGGGGCTTTTTTGGCATTCCATCTAACCTATTAGGCATTGAAAACGATGATTTTGACCCTGGTATCTCTGGATATTATGCAATTCAAAGAGTAAATGATTCAATTAGTTTAGGAAATTATACAACAAACTTAACAGCAACTTGGTTTTGGCACCCAAGGCTAGCAAAGGCTAAGGGCGGCGAGTCTGTAAAAGATGGGCAGAACAAGACTGACGATATCCCACCAACAAGAGTCGGCTTGTCATTAGCAAACTACTTCGAAGAGATCTTAAGATTAGATGCGGAAACTCTAGCTAAGTACGGAATTGGTCCAAATGCATCAATTTCAAGGGCTGAAGTAGAGGAAGCAGCGGGTGTGCAAAAAGACACATTTAAAGATATTAAGGAGAACTTCTAAATGGCTAATACTCCTTTTGCAAATAAAAACTCTAATACAAAAGAGTTATACAAAAGTAGAGAGACCTACGAAGAGTTTTATCCAACCGATATCGATCAGTTTGATTTATGGAACAATTTACCTTTATATGGCAGAGTAAATGAAGAAGGCACACCAGTTTTCCCAAATGAATCAAAATTACTTTATATTTCACAGAAGGGCGATAAAAAACAATTAGCAGTTTTGAATTTTGTTGCAAATGCTTTTAGAAAGATGAGAGAGCATTATAAAACAATTTTTAGATTAAATGCAGAAGCTGGTCCAACGAGATTCTTTTCAAGTACACTTGAACCAACCAGAGCATGGGAAAGCCCCATTATTGGATATAACAACTATATTCAATCTGTATATGAGGACTTTTATTCTAATGTCTTAGTTAGATTAGAGCAGAGTGATAAAATTAAAAATTTTGAAGATTTTACAAATATATTATTTGAATACATAAGACAAAATGGAAAAGCTTTTACTAGATTAGCATATGGTGAATCTGGAAAGTCGACTGTTTTAAATACAGGATTGGCTATTGAAATATACTCTGGTGAGTACGGAGATGATAAATTAGCTGCTTCGTTTATTAATGATCCTAACTTTCCAATATATCAAGAGTTGTGCAGAAAATATGGATTTAAGATTGATAGAAATATTCCATGGAGAATAGTCGCAAATATACGAAGTAATAATCTATTTCCCTTTATTAAAGAAAAAATACAAAACAAAACAGAAAACACTGTTGAAGACATTTTTAGAGAATTTTACATCTCGTATGATGGTAATGAGTATTTTGAAGAATTTATAACTTATTTAAAAAGCTTTTATGCTACTTTTTATCAGACCAACAGACAATATAAACAAAGCATTTTTAACTCTGATGAACTTTGCAATTCTAGAAGCTATAAACTTGTTAATAGAGAAAGTCCGACTTCAGAAAAATTAAATTTACCTTTGTTACAAAAATTAATTCTTTTTTATAAATTTAGATTAGCAGAATTAAATTTAAGGGCAAGTAATAAAAGACAATCATTCCATTTAAAAAATGTTACTGCAATTGTTAAATCACTAAAAAATGAGCAATTAGCTACAAGAAAAGCTCTTGAATACATTAAATACAATCTAGGCACCGCAGCTTTTCGTGAGATACCACTTGCACAAAACAACTTGACAAGATCCAACGATGGTGTTACTATGTCTGCACAAGACCAGTTCGACAAGAGGACCGGTGAAAACAGCAGGTATTTAACAGATGATCTTTCAAGTTCTTGATAACAAGATTGAGTGTGTCGGCTACTACAGTGACGGCAAAATCTACAAAGAAGATGTTGGACATGGCTTTACCCAGACTTGGGATAGCTCTCCTAACTTTATGTCTAGTGCTGTAGACTATGCAAAGATCTATGCCGGGGTGGATAGTATAGATGATGTCCCACTACCGGACCACCTCCACCATAGGTGGCAGCACTCCACCAAACGGATGAAGTCGTTTATCAAGTCACTAGGTAAGGCTAAGGTCAGCTTAGACGACCACTGCTTCTATGACCTAGTTCCAGACAAGTTCCTCACAGATTTTTATGAGGACAAGACTGAGATTACAAAGTTTGTGTTTGAAAACTTTAGTAAGCCTGCTAACTATTCTTTCTTAAAAGAAGTTAACTTGCTTCTAACCAAGATCTCTGGTCAAAAGCTGATCATCGACAAAAGTAAACTGAATCAGCGATTTATGAAGAAGACTGACTTTGTTGCCGTTCAAAAGTTCTTAAACAGCAGCGACAAAATCAGCTACAACATCTTCAAGTCTAAGACGGGTCGCCTCTCTACTCAGAAAAATAGCTTTCCAATCTTAGCTTTTGATAAGAGATTCCGTCAGATTCTAAAGCCACATAACCACTGGTTCTTAGAGCTAGACTTCAATGCGAATGAACTTCGTGTTCTACAGGCTCTAAATGGTGTAGAACAGCCGAAAGAAGACATCCACGAGTGGAACATCAAGAATGTTTTTAGAGGGCTAGGAACCCGAGCAGAAGCGAAGAAACGGGCTTTTGCTTGGCTCTACAATCCCAACTCTGAAGATCACCTAATGTCTAGATTTTACAATAAAGATAAGATTTTGTCAACCTACTACAAGGACGGCATCATCACTACACCTTTTGATCGTAAGATTCCTAGCGATGATTTTCATGCTCTAAACTACCTAATTCAGAGTACAGCTTCAGATGTATGTTTAACTCAAGCAATCAAGTTAGATGAGCTACTAAAATTCAGAAAAAGCTACATTACAGCAGTCATTCACGATTCAGTCTTAATCGATTACAACGAGGATGATAGAGACCTTTTAAAAGAATTGGTAGAGACTTACGGTAACACTGACTTTGGAGAGTTTAAGGTTAACATCGCTGCTGGTGTAAACTATGGAGAAATGAAAGAATTATGCAGGTAATCGGAATCGGAACAGGTGGTAGTCAGATCGCCACTGAGTTAGCCCAGCATGAAGCTTATGATATCATGGTGATTGATACTAGCTTTAAAAAAGAATTAAATAATGTCGAGCAAATCTTAATTGATAGTCAAGAAACAATCAAAGAATACGAAGAGAAAACAAACCTTGACATTAGCAAAAAAGTGAGGCATAATAATGTTCATGTGTTTTTGTTCGGAGGTGGTAAGACTACCGGAGCAACACTTAGAATCTTACAGAGGATACAAGATAAAAAAATTACTGTTCACTATGTTAGACCTGAAAAGAACTTTCTATCTAACAAACAAAAGTTAAGAGAGCGAATGACTTGTGGTATACTACAGGAGTTAGCCCGCTCAGCGGTGTTTAGTAAAATATATCTTTATGATGCTCTAGAAGTTCTAAAAGAGGCAGAAGTCAACTTCTTACAGAAAAAAGACTATGTTGCCAGTACAATAGCAGGGATGTTTCATATGACAAATTACATTAAAAATACAGAGGGTTTATTCACAAATGTAGAAGAGCCATCGGAAGTCAACAGAATCTCTAGCTTTGGTATGGTAAACCCTGAAAATGGAGAAGAGATGTTACACTTTCCTCTTGACAGCATCCGAGAAAAGTGTTACTATTTCGTTATGAGCAAGGAGGCACTGGAAACACCCGGTGTCATCGAAAAAATTAATAATCAAATACAAGAAAATAATGAACAAGCTTCTTTTAAAATTATTGATTCAGAATGGTCTGATAATCATGTTTATGTAG